TTAGCGTCATTGAAAACTGCGTCGACGTGGCGACTTCGCGATTGCTCATCCGCATCGGTGCGGAAACAGTTCCCGAACAGCTCGGATATATCGTCCGGGAAGTCGCTGTGCGTCGTTACAACCGCATAGGCAGTGAGGGCGTTTCCTCGCACACGGTCGAGGGCGAGTCAATGTCGTGGAATGAGGACGACTTCGAGCCATTCGAAGCGGACATCAACGCCTACCTTGCGGCGAACCATGCGGGAAGACCGAAAATCAGATTCCTGTGAGGTGAATGGTATGCGATACGATATTCCGATTTACTTTCAGACCATCACGCCGGGAGAGTACGACCCGGCGACAGGTGATTACGGAGACCCGACGGCAAAGGAAACCATGAAGCTGGCATCCGTCATGGACACATCGTCCGAAACGATGATGCAGATCTTCGGGGAAATCCGACAGGACAGCAAAACGGCGCACATCCAGACGCATTACGCGGAACCCTTCGACGCGATTCGCATCGGCGATAAGGTTTACCATGTGGCGCAGAGGCGGACGCTCCGCTTTAAGGACACATTCATCCTTGCGGAATATGAGGGCATCAGCCCGGCGGAGGTGGAATAATGCAGGTAAAACTTGAAGGCATCGCCAAGCTCGACGCGCATCTGCTGAATTCGCTTCAGCTCACAGCCGTCAAGGAAGCTGTCAAGGTGAATGCCGCATCACTCGAGCAGAAGGCGAAGGCAATCTGCCCGGTCGGCACGCCCGAATCAACGCACAAGCCCGGCTATGTCGGAGGCACGCTTCGCAGGTCAATCTCGACGGAAATCGTCGACAACGGATTCACCGCCGAGATAGGACCGCACACGGAATACGCAGATTACGTGGAGTATGGCACGCGCTACATGAACGCACAGCCATACATGAGACCTGCATTCGAAGAAGTAGAACCGCAGTTCAAGAAGGACATAAAACGCATTGTAGGAGATTAGGACATGGACCCACAGCAGGAATTCTTTACCGAGCTTCGAGCCCGGCTTAAAACAGCATACCCCGGAAAGGTCTATGATTCGCGGCTCCCAGCCGTCGGCACGCCGTATCCGTTTATTTATCTGGGCGGGAGCGGTCAGAGGGACAGCGCGACAAAGTCCGTACTTCTCGGATATGCAACGCAATCCGTCAGGGTATGGCATAGCGACCCGCACAAGCGCGGCACCGTATCGTCCATGCTTGCAGGCATCAAGACGGCGGCACGTTCCATCACACAGACCGCACATTACCAGTGGCGCGTAGAAATCTCAGTGCAGGACATCGCCGACGATGCGACCGTCCGACCTCCGCTCCTCATGGGCATTCTGGAAATCACCGCACACTTTTCACCAATTTGTTAAAGGAGAATCACATGAAAAAGATGAATCTTCAGCTTTTTACCGCCCCGTCAGTCATTGAGGGCAAGAAAATCATCTATCTGTACAGACTGCTGAAAGACGCGGCTACGAAGGCCGGTCTTAATATCGCATACACCACGGAAAACAGCTCCTCGTTCAGCCGCGATTCCGACAATACCGAGACGAAGGACGGTCCGGTCGGCACTCCGGGAAGTCTTGAGACGACCGTCTCCGCAACCGCTGTCTTCAGTAAAGGCGGCGACGGCATGACACCGACCGAGGTCAGGAACGCTCTGATCGCAGGCGAGGACTTCGAGATCTGGGAAGTCAATACGGCAGACGCAGGCACAACGACCGGCAAATTCAACGGACTGTACATGCGTGCAAAGTGCACGTCCTTCGAGCTCAGCTCTTCGGCAGAGGACAACGCCGAAGCGGACATCGAGTGGACGGTCTACGGCACACCGCAGGCAGGCGAGGTCACATACTCCGATTCTTCGAGCTCTGCAGCATACACATTCAGGGATGCAGTCGCCGGCGCGTAAATAACCGATCACGACCGGGCGGAGCTCTTCCGCTCGGCCTTTTCTTTTATCAATATAAATCAATACGAATCAATACAAATCAACACGAAAGGACATGCGATATGTATAAAACACTTACCATCAACGGCACAGAATATGAATTCAAATTTGGCTTCGGCTTCGTTAAAGCAATTTCAAGGGTTAAGCTCAAGGACGGCGAGGAGATCGGACTCCGGTACAGGGTCGCACAGCTCTACGACGGCAATCCGGAAGCGCTTGTCGACGTGCTCATGAAGGCACGCGTCAAGACGAACGCGCCGACCATGGAAGAGCTGCAGGAATGGCTCGAGGATGAGAACACGGACATTGACGCAGTATTCGATCAGGTACTCGATTTTTTATCGACAGCCAACTGCTCGAAGAAGCAGACCCTCGATATGCTGGCGAGCGTGAAGGAAGAGGGAGAGATCCAGAAGGCAGAGACAGCCAAGAGGCGGAAGGAAGCCGGGCTCGATTGACATGGATGGAGTTCTACCGGGAAGCGTGCATCGACTGCATCCGCTATCTCGGATATAACTCCATTGAGGATTTCGACAGATTAACGATTCCGGATTATGAGCTGCTGATGGAAGGTGTCGCATATCGCAGAACGGATCAGGAATACTGGGCGGCTCGTGTGGCATGGCTTTCAATGTCGGCACAAGCCAAGAAGAAAGCGGGCAAGAGCTACCGCCCGGTATATAAGAAATTCAAACAGTTCTTCGACCTTGAGAAGGCGACCAAGGAAGTTGGGAATCGTCTCAAGCGTGCGAGGGACAGACGAAAGTGAAGGGTAAATGAATGGCGGCATCCAGCTACTCAGTAAAGGCCGTGCTCAGTGCGGTCGACCAAAACTTCACATCGACATTCAAAAAAGCGGAGAAGACCGTCACAGGCATCGACCGGGCAATCGGTGGAATGGCATTCGGCGCGATGGCTGGCGTCGGCATGGCGGCTTTCAATACGGTCGCCAGTGCTGCAAAGGGATTTGTCGGCGATATCTACAACGTAGGCTCAGGATTTGAAACTGCCACCAGCCAGATTGCCGCAACCATGCAGGTGCCGAAGGACTCCATTCAGGGCATTATCGACAAAGCCCGTGAGCTCGGTGCATCGACAAAGTACACGGCGACCGAAGCGGCAGAGGGCTTCAACATCCTTGCGCAGTCCGGTCTTGCGGCAAACGATCAGATAGCGACCATGCCGAGCGTGCTCAACCTTGCAGCGGCGGGTGCTATGTCGCTCGATTCCGCGGCGGGGTATCTGACAGGCTCGGTCAAGGGCTTCGGCGACAGCTTCAACAATGCGTCTTATTATGCCGACCTTATGGCAAAGGGTGCAACACTTGCCAATACAGACGTCAATATGCTCGGCGAAGCACTTTCACAGGGCGCGGCGACGGCTTCGACCTACGGACAGACCGCCGAAGGCACGACACTGGCGCTCCTCAGACTTGCGGAACAGAACGTGACCGGAGCGACGGCGGCAACGGCGATGAAGCGCGCCATGGCGGACATCTACACGCCGACCAGTGAGGCGGCCGCGGCGATGAAAGCCCTTGGCGTATCGGCGTATGATGCGAACGGAAACGCTCGTGACTTCAACACGGTCGTGGACGAGCTCAATGCTTCCATGAGTGGAATGACAGAAGAACAGCGGAACGCAACCGCGGCGACCATCTTCACGACAAGGGGTCTCGAAGCGTTCAACAAGATGTGCGTATCGTCCCCGGACAAAGTGGATCAGTTCAGCGAAGCTCTCAAGAATTGCGGCGGCGCGGCTGAGGATATGTACAAGAAGCAGACGGACAACCTCGAAGGCGACGTTGCTATCTGGCACAGCTCGGTCGACGCGATCAAGGAGACCATCTACAGCGATTATGTGGGCGGGCTTCGGGCTATTGTCCAGTGGGGCTCAAGGACGGCAACGGCAATCAATAACTCCATGAAATCGGGCAAGATAAAGAAATTCGCGCAGGATGCGGGCAAGTATCTGACTGTGTTCCGAACGAATTTCTCCCGGGTCGGACCGGCATTTGCCAAAGCGTTCGGCGCTATCAGCAGGGCACTCGCTAAGATTAACGGCGCATTTGGCTCGACACAGAGCGTGCAGAGCTTTTCCGATGTGGTCGGAAGGGTCGCCGATGCTCTCGTGGCGCTTGCAGGCTTCATTGAACAGCACGCGGATACCATCGCAAAACTCATCAGCCTGTTGCCGAAGATTGTTGCGGGATTCATCGCATTCAAGGCGGTGACGTTTGTCAGCGGCATCATCAGCACAATTGCGGGTGCCATCGGCGGACTCGCAGGCATTATTTCTGGCGGTATCGCAGGCAAACTCAGCACTACAGCGGAAGGTATCCGGTCCACCGGAACGGCGGCGGGTGCGTCGTCAAAGAAAATGCTTGCGGCGGCTAAGTCCTTCCTCATGATCGGTGCGGGCGTTGCCCTCATCGCTCTGGGCTTCGGAATCCTTGCACAGTCGGCAATTGCCCTTGCTTCGGCAGGCGGTCCGGCAATCGCAGTCATGGCAGGTCTTGTCATCGCGGTCGGATTACTGGCAGCAGGGCTCTTCTACATGGCGACAACGGCGACGGCATCGGCGGCAGGCCTTACGGCGGCAGGTACGGCGTTCCTCATGATCGGGGCGGCGGTGCTCCTCGTTGCGGCCGGCTTTGCAATCATGGCGGCATCAGCAATCGCGCTCACCAATGCGGGCGCTCCCGCAATTATCATGTTCGCGGCAATGGTCGCAGTCATGGCGCTCATGGCAGTCGGTGCGGCGGCATTAGGCGCGGCACTCACCGCAGGCGCGGTCGGATTCATTGCATTCGGCGCGGCAGTCCTTATGGTCGGCGCGGGATTATTCCTTGCGGCGGCAGGTGTGGCACTGATCGGCGCATCGCTTCCGGTCGTCGTGGCGGTCGGCTCTCAGGCGGCGACAGTATTCCTTCAGCTCGGCACGGCACTGCTCCTCTTTGGAGCGGGCGCATTGGTCGGCGGGGCAGGTGCCCTCGTCCTCGGCGCGGGTCTCATTGTTGCGGGCGCAGGTGCGGTCGTAGCGGCTGCGGGCATCCTCGCGGTCGGCGTTGCGGCAATCGTCCTCGGGGCAGGCGCTCTTGTGGCGGCTGCCGGCGTGGTTGCGCTCGGTGCGGCTCTTATGGTCGTCGGTGCAAATTCCATAGCGGTAACGGCTGGGTGCATGGCGCTCTCGGCGGGGCTGCTTGCCATGACGGCAGGCGTGCTCGCACTCACAGCGGGATTCCTTGCGTTCAGCGGCGGACTCATCGCGGCAACAGCGGCGGCAGTCGCCGGTTCAGTGGCAATCATTGCCCTCGGCGCTGCAGTCACAGCATCGGCGGCAGGAATGGCACTACTTGCGGCAAGCACGACGCTCGTCGCCGAATCGGTCAGCAAGATTGCACAGGACGCGGCAAGCGCGGCAAGCTCGCTCAGCGGTATGGAAACATCCGTCAGTGTGGTAAGCTCAGGCATGAGCGCACTCGGAGCGATTGTGGACACCGTATGCGATGCGGTCACGAACAAGACGCAGAGCTCCTTCAATCAGGCGGCGAACGCCATGCAGAAGGGCATGAACGACGGTTCAAAGGCAGTCACGAGCGCATGTCAGTCCATACTTAGGACCATGCAGCAGACCGCCACACAGGCGGGTCAGGCAGGCACGCAGGTCGGTCAGCGGTTCGCTCAGGGCATTCGCGCCGGCGGGGCTGCGGCTATCGCAGCAGGCATGAGCATATCTGTCTCGGCGGCAAACGCCATGAACAGTGGATACGGCACGGCATACGCGGCAGGCTCCTACATCGGACAGGGTCTTGCGAATGGTCTTGCTTCTCAGGCGGGTAATGTTGCGGCACAGGCGGCGGCTCTTGCAAGCGCGGCAAATGCGGCAATTGCCGCGAAAGCAAAGATCGGATCGCCGTCCAAGGTCACGTATAAGTTTGGCGCGTGGTACGGTGAAGGATGGATCAATGGTATTGCGTCAAAGGCGAAGGCGGCAATCGCGGCGGCTAAGGAACTTGTCATGGCTCCGGTCAGGGCAAGGGATGACTTTGCGGGCGATTTCGTCGGAGCGACAGAGCTTGACGAGTCGTACAGCTACAACCGCGAGCAGACCATCATCACAAAGACCTACCTTGACGGACGCGAGATTGCACGCAGTGAGACGCCGTACAGACGCTCCATTGACGCGAGGGACGCGCGGAAGACCGGCAGACGGTTAAGAGTTGCTTACGCATAATAAAGTCGATGTGAGGACATTATATGGCTTTATACAGATTTACAGACACAATCGAAAGGGCACTTCGGGCGGAGCTTCCGTCCGAGGCGCTCAATTTTAACGGCGTTTTTCTGGAAAATGAAATCGACGGTTACCGGACATTGAATGTCACGGGGCGGGAAGCTTTGGAATCTGAGATTGACGCCATAGAGACCAAGGCAAGGCACGGCGCAAGGTATCGTTCGCGCCGGCACCTGCCGAGGGTCATCACAGTGAATTATCAGCTGTCGGCGAAGAATGCGACCGAGCTCATGGAGAAATTCAACAAGCTCAATCACATCCTTGATGCCGAAGAGGCGACGCTCATCTTCAATGACGAACCGGACAAGTTCTTTATCGGAACACGGCAGGCGCTCAAACAACCAAAGGCAGGCGTACTCTCGACCAAGGGCGAAATCGAGTTCTACTGCGCGGATCCGTTTAAATACTCCGTGAAAGAATACGAAGTGACGGAAAAGGACGGCGCGATAACGACCATCTACAACGGCACAGTACCAAACCCGCCGAAGTTCAAGCTTGCGGCACACGGCAACATTGCACTCATCGAGCTCTTAAAGGACACGGCGAGAGTCATCTGCGGAACGAGCTACGACATCACCAAAGGACAGGGCGGAGCAGGTCAAGTGATTTTTGACACCAGAACCGCACCGAACGGATGGGAAGTCATGGAACCGTTGTATGACTGGAAAACACTCAACACGTATATCCCGGAAATGACAGCCGTGTGTGGACAATATGACGTTCCGATACCCGGCACAAATGACAGCGGCTTCTGGCGGAATGTCTATGACGAAATAGAGTACGAAGTAAACACACTGGAGTATTACGACACGACGATCATCAATGGCGAAGCGTGGCTTACTCCATACAGGCGCGACACAGACTTTTATCTGCTGTCAAATGGTACGCTTGAATACCCGTCGTCATCCGTGCAGATAATTGAAACAGTTACGGATCCGGATAACCCGTATAATACTTGGACTGAGACAAACACCGTACTTCCGACCGAAGAATACCAGGACGCTTCGTTCAGACTTTACGGCGGGGCGATGGAGTACGAATTCAGCTTGAAGCGGTCAAACTTCGAAATGGATTTCGAATCCAGGATTTACGCGGAGCGGACAAGCGAGCGCGGTGCGCAGGCGTTCACCCTCTACGGCACCGAGACCACCACGACGACAGACGACGAGGATCAGTCAACGACCGTTGAAACGA